TTGTATTAATGAGTTGATGTGGTGTATCCTCATAGTAGATGTTATAAAACATCTTAAAGGGATTGTTGACTGGAGTGACTTCTAGAGTATCAGTATCAAAGATATGGAAACCCCTTGCATCATCAACATCACTCCAGTACAACTCATAAGGATTTCCTAGGTAACGGATGTTTTCTTTTTGGCTTCGAGTGTGATAATGTCCCGAGAAGACATTGGTGAACTTTGAATATAGTTCGCGTTCAGCACCGTGCTCCATGACGACATATCGATTAGCATTAAATCCTCTGAGCTCAAGGTGCCCCATCGCACACGGGCAAGAAGTCTTTTCAATAGTTTCATAGGTTTCTTTTTCGTTCTCTTGATTGATCCAAGGTATAAACAACGTTTTGAGATTACCAAGTGTAACCTCCGTAACTTTATTATAACATATTACATTTTTATATTCACTTAACAATAACTCAATTGCATTGATATCGTTAGTGTTTTTGTAGTATGCGGTATGGTTACCAATGATGGTGTGAACAGTAACACCCATCTGTTGAAGACGGTTGTAATAGTTCTCTTTGGCCCAATCAAGTGCCCAGAAGTCAATACCTCTACGATTATCAAAGGTATCACCCATATCCACAACTGTGGTGATACCTTTTTTCTCTAAAGTTGGGAAGAAGACCTCATCATAGAACTGTTGAAAGTATGCATGAAACAACTTAGAGCCCTTGCGGGCTCCAAAGTGTTGATCGGTGATGATTGCAATTTTCACAACTTACCTCCAACAGTTCCATCACGTACAGATATTGGATCGTCAAATCCTTCTTGTTTTCCCTTCAAGTAAAACCTTGTACCAGAAATTACACTCTCTTTAGTCAGTGCATTGATGACTTCTGTACCGTCTTTTAAGAATGATTTCCAAAGGAATTTACCTTTGTAGACACGGAAACAATCATCAATCCAGAAATCATCATCAATACTCATTGGTTATACCGATAGTTAATGTTGTCTTTGATAGTGTTGTAGTCACTCTCACTACCAGCCATCATACCATCATCTGAGAAAACTTCACTATATCCACTTCTTTCGATAATCTTTGACTTGATCTCCAGTTGTTTTTTCTCTTTCTGGATCCTTCTCAAGAATGCATAGTGAATGATCTGGGTGAAGTATGCAAAAGGATTAGAAGACTTCTCAGGATCAAAGTTATTGATGTACTGAACGCAATTCTCAATACCATCGCAAATCATGTCATCCTTGAACATGTAATTTACGAAGTTTGGCTTATAAGACAAGTGAGTTGCGATCTTCAAGAAACACTCACCAAGATAGTTTGTAATACGTGGTTTTGGTTCACCTTTCTCAGCTGCACGACGAACCATAGCCTTGTATTCAACAATGGCGATGAGAAACTCTTTGTTATTGACGTAGTGTTCAGATCTGCGTCTCTTTGTCATTACGGCGTACATGTGTCATTGATCCTTATAATCATGCAATTATTATATCAAATGAACTGATGCTTGACAAGCCATCAAATTCTGTGTACAATAACTCTGCTAGGGTTCAAGAGACAGCTCTAAGAATTCTCTTTTAGCTTAAAGATTCTTTCTAAGCTTTCTCTAGCCTTATCCACAGAAGAGATATATCCCATAGAAGTAGATACACCTACCTTCATTGCAGAAGGCTCTTCATTCTCGTTATTTAGAGATCTTACCCACTTCTTATATGTGGAGATAATTTCAGTATCTTCACATCTTGAATAGAACATGATGTGTTTCATTTCAATACAGAATATTCTGTCATCACTGAGTTTGATCCATCCATCTACTTTATAGAATGAGAAGTTACCTCTTCTTGATGGAATTTCCTTGATAGTACAAGGATCGATAATCATAATGGCTTTTGTTTGATCATCATAAAACTCTTCGACTTGACCGAAGATCTCTTCACCAGAAATTAATTTGATGATTGCGTAAATATCATTCATGTTTGCCTCATCTTGATTGGAATGATTTCATAATTAAAATTCTCTTCATTGTAGATTTTTACTCTTTCAATGAGATGATTTAACGTGTAATTCTTTCTAGAACCATAGGTTGTATCATCCGCAATATCGTAAAGAGTGGCTTTTGTTTTGTTATTCCCTTTTCTCAATACTCTTCCAATCGATTGCAGATTACGGACCCTAGATTTACTAGGGGATGCAAAGACTACGTTGTGCAGGTTCTTAATGTTGATACCAGTAGAGAAAGTGCCGTATGATGCGACAATGATGGCATTATCTTCTTTCTCAGTAATAGCTCTTATCTCTTCTCTGTGTTCGGCATCAACACCACCATGGACAAAAAATACTTTTCGTCCCGTTACGGAGTTATTTATTAGATTGAAAATTACCTCACCATGACTTTCAACACGACTGTAGAGAACCAGTGTGTTTCCTTTGAGATCTAATGCAAGATTTTTGATGAAGTTGTTTCTCTTCTCATGTTGAATAATGAACTGAACTTCATCCTCAAAGGCTTCAAACTTATGTGGATCGTGTTTGATGAGTAAGATCTTGATATCAAGTTTTGCAAGATGACCTTTCTCAATCAGTTCATCAGTGCGAATGATCTTATATGCAGGACCAAACAAACCTTCTAGAACCCATTTGTGAGTTTGTGTACCATCTAATGTTCCTGTAAAACCAAATCGATATTTTGCATCTGCAAGTTTGGTCATGATACTCACCAGAGATTTTGACTTGAATAGGTGAGCCTCATCTCCAATTACACAACCATATCTTGCAAAGAACTTTTTCTCCAACTTGTAGATTGATTGCCAAGTTGTGATCGTTACTTGGCGATTATCGTACTTTTCTCTACCAGAATAGATCTTGTGACAGTATTTCTCTGCATCCCAACCGTAGTCTTCAAAGTCCTTGAACATCTGTTCAACCAGTGATGTTGTAGGAACCACTAGAAGAACGTCATGCCCTTTGTCAACCATATATCGAACAATCGAATAGATCATCATCGACTTTCCAGAAGCCGTGGGAGAGATGAGTAACTTTCGATTAAATCTCAATGCATCATGAACACCTTCAATCTGGTATGGTCTTGGTTCATACCTAGTGATGGTTTTCATATAATCACTAACACCTTCAAGAGAAATCATTTCGTTCTCTTCAAAAGGTGTTCCGTAAAACTTGTTATCTACAAACTGATATTCGTATTCGTATCTTCGACAGAAGGCTACAAGTTTGTCAAGAAGACCGACGTAGATCTCACCAGTTTGTGTATTGAAAAGTCTTATCTTGCCATCCCAATACTTATTTCGATACTGGGGCATGAACTTAGCCCCAGGGACATCGAAAGTGAACTCATCACTGAGTTCGTAAAAGACATGAGGTTCTGCCTCAATCTTTAGATATACTTCATTCTTTTTAGAGATACTAATCATATCCACGAATAAACTTCTGCCACTCAATAGCATTCTTGATCTGAAACGTCCTGTTCTGGATCGTCTTGATAATATTTTCCAAGAAGTCAATCATCGTGTCGTAATACTCAATCTTGAGTTCGGCTTCAGTCAGTTTTTCGTCTGCATCCAGATACCTCTGTAATGCATCCTTTTCTCTTACCTTGTATGGGAAAGGATCGTCGATATAAACTTCTGGTTCAGCCTTTCCTGAATAATAAAGATGACGTTCGTGGAGAATACTTTGATACCTCTTCTTAGCTCTTGCCCGAAGAAGTCTTAGATCATTGAATAACTGATAGTATTTAGAATGTAACGAAGGGACCACCAAAGAGGCGGTGTGCAATTCATCAGGATCGATCTGGGAATCTTTTTCCCACATCTCCTGAATTGTCTCAAGGTTCATAATTCAGTGAAGTTTTTATCAAGGATTTGGAAAATCTTGTATTTGAATGTTACTGATGCAGTAAAGTAATTGATATCTGTTTGAGTTGCATCAAAATCAAGAGAGCTCAGTGCGACTGGAAAGAGCCCTTCTAGTTTAACATATGCCTGAGGTCTAAAGTTACTATTCAAGATCTGCAAAGTGCCATCAGAAAACTCTGCATGAGGATTATCTCTATCCCCAATAGTGGGATAGTAATCATCATCTTGTCTTAATTCAATAAATTGTTTTTGAGTTTCTGGAAATCCTAAACCAACCATCCAGTCATAGATCTGTCTATAATTTTCCAGTTCTTCATCAACAATAAAGTTGACGCGGAAATCATCATAGATTAACTTATCTCCAGGAAGATCAATGTCCTTAAGATAAGTTGGTTGTATTGCAGTTCCTAAAGTAAGACCTGGCAGATTTGCACCAACAGCCAAGAAGTCAACCTTCGGACACTTATTAATTTTTAACTTAAATCCAACAGGTGACAGAAAGTTTCTGTTTGATACCTGTTCTAAACAGGGGTTACCAGCCATGGGCTTTTTTATGTATTTAGACTAAAAGAGGGGGTCGTTAAACCCCCCTCTTCGCACTTCCTTCACACAGTCTATTTAGACAACTTTATTCACCCCACCATCCTTCTTCTTTGTGTATCCAGACCTTCAAATCTTTCACATATTTTCTTAATATTTCAGCCTGTTCCTCATGCCATGGATCCCCAGTCTGCATTCCAATGCGTGTATGGTTATCTATTGCTTTGAGTATGTTATGGATGGGAGCATTCCAACACTCCCTCTTTGGAGTGTTCCATTCTCGTGGCACGGAATTACTAGCGAGTGTATTTCATTATAACGAAGATATTCAAGTCTGCAACTATCAGGACTAATCTCTGAGTAGCCGACAATCATGAATGCGATAAATTCCACTATTTCTTTTTACCTCCATTCTTAGCTTTCTTTGCCGTTGCGTTACCACTATTCTGTTTCGCATTGGCGGACTTACCTTTCTTGTTCTTTGGTTTGCCCATCGGTGGAGGTGCAAGATAACATTATATTTAGACAAAAGATGCATCGTTATACCTAAACCAAGGTAATCTTCCTGGTCTACTTTTATTAATATCTTTTGCACAACTACGACTAATACTACATCTAGACATTCCAAGTTCTTTTGCGGCTACAGTTGCACTTTCGTAAACAATACCAGTTCTTGTATCTATAACAGACCTATTCCTTGACTGTCTTGCGGCTTCCTTAACGTGTTCTGGGCAAGTAATTCCGTATCTTCCACCATCACCACCCAGAGTTACATTATATTCTGGTTTAAGTTTATCTATCCAATAGATTTCTCTGTCTCCAACATTTTCTTTACTACATTCGTCTATTATTTCCCAGCAAAATCCATCTCTTCCATATTTTCTAAGTGCATTTGAAAAAGGTAAATTGGAGTTTTTATGATTTGCATAAT